CCTTCTGCTTGTGCTTGATTATCTACGCGCTCTTTGTCGATCTGAAGCTGCGCTTGTTTTAACTGGGCATCCATTTGATCTTTCTGAGCTTTGCGTTGTAAATCTTGCTGCTTAATTTGAAGTTCTGCTTGCTGCATTTGCACCATTGGGTCTTGTGCCTGCTGTTGAGCTTGTTGTTGCTGCGCCTGCGCTTGATTCATCTGCAATAGACGCTGTGCTGCCATAGCCAACATAGGAGCCAAACGAGCTTCCACTTCTGGGTCCATGTTGATATCTTCGCCAGAAGCATCTGTCTGAGGCGGCAGGTTCATGCCTAATTGCTTTTCAATTTCAACCCTGTATCCAAACCCTAAGTGTTCATTAATATGCGCTTGCATAGCTGCCTGCAAAGCTTGTGCTTGTGGTGATTGACCTAAGACTTGAACAACTTTTGGGTCTTGCATTGAAGTTGTGTGGACAATAATATGTGCTTCATGGTTTTGATAAGCAAAAGCTTTAACGGGCTTGCCCATTAAAATGTTTTGATTCTCTGTCACGGGGTCTTGAGGCTTTTGATCCTCAGACATAGGCACAAGTTTATGCGCTTCTTTAATTCCAAGAACTTCAAGCATTTGACGATGCAGGAGCGGCATGTTGTAGAACTGAGGGCTTGTTTGCGCTAGCTGTAAAACAGCTTGATACTGCACAATCTTCTGCGCCATTGTTGAAGCATTTGGATCAGAGACTGGAATAACATCAATATTTTTATAATCAGATTTCTTAGCTTTACGACTACCTTCTTCAGGTTCGTAGTCATAATCACTAGGAGCATTTTCAGCAATAATGTTTTTAAGAAGTTTTAACTCTTGTTTTAAAGAGAAATGAATCCTAGCTTGGACTGCACTCATAACCTTGAGGGTGCGTTCAAGGATTGCCAATGTCGTGCCTACAGGGGCTTGGCTTGACATGTCTGATGTTTGAAGATCAGCGGTGTTAGCAAAACGACGACCATCTTCTACGATCTGCCCAAGAAGAGCCATTAACACTTGGCTTGGTTCTTTGTATGGCAGAGGCATAATGTTGTCTTTCATCGTGCCTGAAGCAACATCTACGTCTCTAAATTCACCCGGAGCAATTGGGGTGTCATCCCCTTTAATTCTTAATCCCCTTGTTTTAAAACCGCCGGGAAGATTAGACAAAGTACCAGCATCAACAAGCTGACGAATAATAGAAGTGCCGGACTTGGCAAAAGCGCCGATAAGATGAATAAGACCAAAACAATAAAAACCAAAACCCGGTATATAGCCGTAATGTACAAAGTGCTGACGCTTAATAAAGTTCTTATCTTCTAGTTTCCAGTTGCGTCGAATGGATAAAACCTTGCTTGTACCTTTTTCAATGGTGACAACATAAGGCAAAGCAATCCCTGTAGCTTCGCCGTCTTCTTTATGTTCAAAGCCGGGCAAATCTAAATCAACATGCATTTCCAAAAGCTTGTAGCGGCTATCTGCCGTTGCTCTAAAGCCTAGCTTTTCAGCAATCTTCTTTTCAACTTCGTCTAAGCTATTCTCAGGATCGCCTAAATCAATGTCTAGGTAAAAACCAGACACTTGCAGTTTTCGGAGTTCATTTTCATTTTTACGCATAACATGGGTTACACGTTCGGCGGAAGCTAAGTCTGTGGCTCCGTAAGGAACGACTACATCCTCTGCGGGTACAAACAAAGCGACCTGCCTGTTTAAACTAGGGTCTTCATAGACTTTTCTAAATGCGTTCCCAGATAATCCTAAACCCCAGATCAAACGTTCTGTCTCAGGGCGGTATTCAGGCATCTGCTCTGTTAATTGATAGTTCATGTCCTCTTGGACGCGCAACGCAGCTTCTTTCTTTTCCTGCGTTTCTTTGCCAATAATCTTAGTTTTTACCGGACCGGCAGCGGGAAACAAAGACATCACTGTTTCAGCTTGAAACTTAACTAAGGCTTCTGCCATTAAAGGATGATAGATGCCACAAGCACCTTCCCAAGGCTCTGAGCGTTCTTCAATCTTTAGACCAAGAAGTTCTAGTCCATCTACATAGGTTTGAATCCAATCCTTTCTTGATGAAATGTCATCTTCAAAATCGGAGATTAAATCACCGGCTAATGAGGACAGTTCAGAGTCGTTTAAATCTTCTGCTAGGTTTTTAGAAAAATCATCATCTTCTGGGATTATTTCAATTTCGAGACCGCCCATATTAATACTGACCGATTCGGGGTCTTCAATTTCTATTTCAATTGCAGGCTCTTCCATTAATGTTTCTAAACCAACAGGAGCTTCGTACAAGGATTTTTCGATAGCCATAGAGCCTCTCAATAATATGCTGTTCTGCGTTTAATCACAGGTTCATCGTCTGCGTCACTTGTTAATCTAACAAAGCCGCCTTTACGAAATCTAAGTAATGCTTGTGACGTTGAGTCCACAATGTCATCATGTTCGCCGTTAGGAAATGCTGCACAGTCTTCCATCACTTCTTCTGCCCATCTTGTTGCAGGACACCATACAAAACCAGAAGCAAACATATCTGAGATAGCGTTTACACGGGCTATCTTATCAGAGCCTTTGCTGGGTGTATATTCTTGTAAAGGAATTCCTAGCTGTCGAAGCTCATAAATTAACGGCGCACCAGCAGCTTTTTTTTCAATAATTAAGCTATCCGGTTCCCATTCCATATACATGTCCTTAGCCTTTTGTTTAAGCTCAGGAAACTCCATCCTGTCTTTAAACGCATCCAGAAGAATAATATTAGCTACTTCACGCCCTTCTACATTAACTTTGTAGAACACACCCCAAGTGGTACAAGCTGAGTAATCTGCGCGATTGTTTTTTTCAAAGGCGGTATCCCACGATTGAATAATGTAGTCACAAAAAGGAGGTTCTTCTTGATCCCAAATCTTCCACATCTCTCTTTTAATGATTGCGCCTTCTTCAGAGGTAGGATTCTGTTGGTACTGTGCTTCCCATTTACTAACAGGGATTTCAGCCTTAATAGCTTCTAATTCTTTCTTAGACCAAAACTCTTCCCACAACGGGTTTCCTGACGGCAAAAGAGCAGGGAACTCTATGACTTCCCATTCATCACCATCTCGCTTCATTGAGTTGGCTAGGATTTGACCGGTTAAGTCTTTCTTAGACCATCGGGTCATCACAATAATAATAGACCCGCCCGGCTGGAGACGCTGACGAGGTCCAGAGCCGTACCATTCAAAGACACGGTCATAGACTTCAGGATTGCCTTGCATGGCTTCTTGCTCACTATGCGGGTCGTCAATGATCAATACATCAGCACCCTTACCGGTAACCGCGCCGCCAACACCAATAGCAAAGTAATCACCGCCTGCGTGGGTGTTCCATCGTCCTGCGGCTTTTGAATCGCTAGAAAGCTTTGTAGGAAATATTTCTTGGTAACCCTCTGTATTGACTAAGTTTCTAACTTTACGTCCAAAGCCAACGGCTAGTTCTGCGGTGTGTGCGGTCTGGATAATCTTTTTCTCTGGAAACTTTCCTAGAAACCATGCTGGAAACAAGAACGAAGCAAACTCTGACTTAGTGTGTCGTGGTGGCATGTTAATGATTAATCTTTTAAGCTCACCATTTGCTACACGCTCAAAAGCATCTGCCATGATCTTATGATGTCTGCCAGATATAAACGATGACCACATTTCTCCAACAAATGGCATAAAGTTTTCTTTACACCTTTCAATCTTATCTGCCTTGAGTAATTGTGTGATCTGGTCTATATGCGGAGAGTCTTTAGGCAATACATCTAATAGCTTGATGTACTTAGCTACTTCTTCGCGGGTGAGCAGGCTCATGCTTTCGCCTTTCCATACACAACTTCGTTGTTTCTCATAGCTTGGCTATCCTCTTTGCAGAAGCGTCAACTACTTTCATTGATCGTACCATCCTAGGTTGAACACTAAGATATCCTTGCTTTCTTAACTTGTGTACATACTTATGGATATTGCTTTTACTCTTAGTGCCAATAGCGTCTGCAATGTTCTTGTATGAAGGTGCATAACCTTTCATCTGAATGTAAAGGGTTATGAACTCAAATACAACTTTCTGTTTTTCTGTCATAGACCATACCAATACACTGGGGTTCTTTCTCCCATGTAAGCTCCTTCAATATTGAAATCAAAGAACTCTTGGGCTTCTTCGTAGCTCATGTCTTTAGCGAGCTTTTCAATCATTCTGTCAGCACTGTATATAACTACAGGTACATCTGCTCTGAATGTCATGCCAATGATGCAGTCATCATAGCCATCTGCAAACAACAGCTCTGGGTCTAGTTTGACAAGTTTATTTTTCAAAATATATATACCCCCGGTGTGTACAAAAGGAAAACACATGGGGGGTATTTTACATGGATAGGAGAAAAAGGAGAACAGACGATTGTGATAGGGGGTGGGATGTGTAGATTAGAGTGTAGTGGACTGGGTAGGCTGACGGTCGAAATACGGGGGTGCGGGTACGGTGGGTCGGCAGTATGCCGAATCGTCAACCGGACTGGCTAAGTCTGCCTGAGACTAAGTCTACCTTGCTAGTACATCAGCCATTGATCAACCGGATACGTTTAAACGGTGCGAGTGTTTAAACGGTAACCACTGTCTCACTTGATGATGCACCACCTGTTCCTGACCTGTTCTCACGCAGGCAAGCTGCCTCAGTGTTTAAACGATTCGTCATCCAGTAGAGCGAGGTGTTGTGACAATTGTTTTTTGAGGTCTTCGGGTGACTGCTTAATGACAGTACTCTCTACCCTGTCTGTAAACATACCCACTGACTTCCCCAACAACTCCAACGCCTTTAGCTTGCCACTCTCTGTCTTGAAGTTGTGAGCATGTTCTAACAATTGAGCCTTGATGTGAGCCTCTGTATTCGCCTTACTGGCTAGCACGACTGACTCCTGACGTTCCAACTTGCGTTCTAACAGCACCGCTATCTTTGGATTATTCAATAACCTGTTCGCCTCTACCGATATCGTCTGAGGTGTTGACCGTTCTGCCCCGTATGCTTTCCTGTAAGCATCGCTGTACGTTAAGCCCTTTGCCACTGCCTCAACGAAAGCTTGTTGTCTTGCTGTCAGTCCACTGTGTTTAGGCTTTTCCTTTGTCATGTCTTTGCTGCCCTTGGTGCGGAACGTCTGCTCCCCTTGGACTGCTGCTCGCAATAGCTCGCTAATTGCTGCGGGGTTTTCCTTGCTAAGTAATTCTTTGTCCATCATCCTGCTCCGGTTATCAGTAAACAACCCTTAGTCTACCCCTGTTTAAATACACAGTAAAGTTATCCACAAAGTTATCCACAGACACCACTAAATATTCCTGAGATTATTTATCGAGGTAGGTAAGGGGGTAATGAGGATACCCCCCTTGAGCGTCTCCTAGGGCTGTTTAAACGCCTTACAGAGGCATAACGGTTTTCCTTAGTTGTGGATAACTACCCCTTTTCTGTGGATAACTCTGTTTTTTCTAAGACTCGCTTAGTACAAAACCCCTGTTTTCGAGCGTTTTCCAAAGGTTAAACAATCCTTACACTACGCATTCCTTAGCCATACAAACGCAAAGCTTTGCTTAGATTCAAGAGCTGTGAGGTGATGCTGCGTATGCCTTAGCCACTACATGATGCTGACCAGTTCTCTTGGACACGTTCAGGGAAGTGTCTCAACAACCCCTTGTTGTATGGATGTAACAACAACGCAAAAGATTTATTCTGAGTTGCGCCTTTCGTTTAAACCTGTACAATTCGGTTTGTTGTTTTGTTGTTGTAGTTAAGTAGGTAGTTGCAGCACTCGCTCTTTTCAGTGTGTCGAACCACTCCCATTCACTGGTTCAATCATTGCCGCTTTCACCTCATCCCTAGGTGCTGACTCAATAGGGACTCCGACTAACACGTTGCGGAGTTAAAAAAAGTACTGAGGGCATCAAGAAAAGTCCCATACGCCTAGTGTCTACCGTGAGGTATGCACTAGAGAAAGTTAACCGTCAGCACCTTGTATCAGGGTGTTGGCTGATTACCTTTCAACCACTGGAGCAATACCATGCAAACAGAACGCAAAGCGCAGTTAGTCCAAGACTGGGGTTTCGTACACAGTGCAAATGACTGTTATGTCAGAGACATTTACAAAGCCGAGGGATACCGCGAACACTGGTATGAGTCGCAGCCTGACTTGATTGTTTTTACCAAGGACGGAGTGCTGTCGCATGACTACGTCATTGATTGGTCGCTGTTTAGCTGAGAGTTAACCGACAACGCTTTATGAGGGTGTTGTCTGATTACCTTTCAATCACAGGAGCAATAAACATGAACCAAAAACGCCGTGACGCAATTGCAAAATTAGCCCTCATCCTTGATGACGTTAAGTCACAAGTTGAGACCCTGCTCGAAGAAGAGCAAGAGTATTACGACAATATGCCTGAGTCGTTTCAGAATGCAGACAAGGGCGAGGCTGCTCAGTCTGCTATCAGCGCATTGGAGTACGCAGTATCGAACCTTGAGGACACTGTTGGCAACCTTGAAGAGGCATCAGAATGACACACAACAAGAGCGAGACCATCAGCAAAATCATTCACGCACTGGACGATTTGCAGTGCCTAGTCGAAACACTTCGCAACGAACCATTCAAGAGCGAGGCTGATCAGGCTGCTATCACCGCAATGGAGTCAGCGGTAGACAACCTTGAAACAACCATTTCCACTCACTACTGGTACGCATGATGAGTGATCTTATTGATGGGATTATTGACGTTGCCATTGGCTGTTTTGCAATGGCTTTTCTTTTTTATCTGTTCGGGGTTTTCCTATGACCAAGCGCAATCCTGTCGCAAAGCACTCGCCCACTGCGGGTGCAGGACGGCATCGAATCAACACCAAGTACACCCGCAAACCTAAACACCGGAGGCACTATGAATGACACCCGTGAGCAGTGGTTAGCTGCTTTGATCGAAGAACTGCGGGGCATTTTCGCGGTTCACGGTCACCCGTTGCCTGCGAAAATCCGTGCTACCTGCGGGTTGCCTAGCACCAAGTCGCGCTCCAAGGACAAGCACATTGGCGAACACTGGTCAGCGAAAGCCAGTGATGACGATACCCATGAGGTGTCTGTCTCGCCTGTTGTGGCTGAACCCTATGAGGTCGCAGGCATCTTGACTCACGAGTTATGCCACGCAGCAACCGATGGTGATGGGCATCGTGGGCGGTTCCCTGACCTTGCCAAAAAGCTTTGGCTAGAGGGCGCACCGACTCGTGCCTGTGCAGGTGATGCATTCAGGGAAAACTTCAAGGACATTGTCGAGTCCTTGGGCGAGTATCCCCACGCAGCCCTGAACGTGGGCAGGGTAACAACCACTCAATCGACCCGTATGCTCAAGGCATCATGCCCCTGCGGCTACTCAGTACGCATCACCAAAAAGTGGGCTGACTTCGGTTTGCCCTGTTGCCCGTTGCATCCCGTTCGCACTCTGACTCTTTCCTGACCTGTTCCTTTCTAATTTTTGAGGCTAATCAAAATGCACCAACCTACCGCCATTGAAGTTGCTAAGTTATCCCTGCGCTGTTTAAACGCTGCTCTTGTCTCGCTTGGCATTGAGCGCGTTACTGACAAGGCTCTTGCTATCCCTGTGCTGACTGACGCAGTCGAGCGCGGCATGATCTCTCTTGCAGCTATCAAGGCTGCTGTCGATGCGCCCGTTGCCCCCGCTGTTGTCGATGCCCCTGCGTCTGATGACTTCATCACCTTGCGGTCTGAGTTAAGGCTTGGTCTTGACCTGTTGAAGTCCAAGGTTGACGCTGACCGCGCCAATATGACCAAGGACATTTCAATTCTTGCCGCTGAGTTGCGTGACGCGCCTGCTGAACCAGTGGACGTATCTGCTGCGGTTGCCTCTGCTGTTGCGGCTATTCTCGCGCCGTTTCAAGCCACCGCAACGCCTGCGGTGTTGGCTGCTGTTGTTGCCTCTGTCCCTGCTGCTAAGGTCAAAGCCCGTACCGTGTTCGATAACTGTCTTTACGAGGCAGACGGTGAGATTGTGGACTTCGGTGACATGGAAGTGTCTGTGTGGGGCGATCCTGCTGCTCCCGCACGGCTTGATGACTACGTCTTCAACGCCCGTTACTTGCACGAGTCACTGATTGCGCTTGGTCATGCTATCCCCCGCAATGCGTGGTTAGCAGGCGAGCGTTCGACAGGCAAAACCGAGTTTGTGACGCAGCTTGCCTCACGCCTTGGTCGTAAGCTTGTCCGCATCAATTTTGACGCGCAGATTGAACGCGCCGACTTCGTTGGCGGCAACACTGTCGAGGGCGGTGACGTTGTGTGGAAAGCAGGCGTGATGACTCAGGCTATGCAACACGCGGGGGCAATCATCCTACTGGACGAGATCAGCTTTGCCCGTCCTGAATCTATCGCAGTGCTGCAAAGTATCTGCGAGACCTCAGTACATCGTGCCGTACAGGTCAACGAGACGGGCGAGCGCATTGCTGTGCATCCCTCTGTCGCGTTCTTTTGTGCTGACAACACCAACGGCTACGGGGATAGCACTGGCAACTTCAGCGGTACGCGAGATCAAAACAGCGCGTTCGTTGACCGCTTTTCCTACACGTTTAAATTCAACTACTTGCCTGCTGCTGACGAGGCGAACCTGATCTCTAAGCGGACGGGCTTGAACGTCAATGCGGCAACCATCATTGTGAAGTTTGCCAACACTGCCCGTGAGAAAAGCAAGGCAGGGATGCTGACTCAGCCTCCCTCGCTGCGCCAGTTGTTTGCATGGGCAGAGGCAGTGCGTGACGGTGTACCCGTCAAGAACGCTTTCGAGTCTTCAGTGGTTATGAAGTATCCGGAGGACTGCGCTGCTGAGTTGTGGGCGGTGTTCACTGCGACTGTCAATGTCGCACAATTTAAAAAATTCTTGGGGAAATAATATGAAAGGTTTCATTGCAAAATCGGCGTTAACCGCGCTGTTGGAAAAGGTATGGCTCGCATCAGGCAATAGCATCAAACGCCTTGACGTTAAGTTTGCAGGCGCGAGCGCAGGCATCCGCTTTGAACGACAGTACGGCGTGTTGTCAGCCACCGTCATTCTGCCTGCCATTGACGAGACCGCTACCGTGTCTCAGGGGTTCTTTAATGACCTTATCGGGTACGTCCTGCACGAGTTAGGTCATGCTTGGTTCACTGACAACGAGCCTTGGGATGACGCAGTGCGCGAGCATGGCAAGGTGCTAGGCAGCATTGTCAACGCCTTAGAAGACTGCCGCGAAGAGGACAAAGTCATTCGCTCAGGCTATGCCGACAACGCTCGTGCGCTGTTTGTGCAGCTTGCCAACAACGTGTTCAAGGATGGTTTCGACAACACGATGATTGAAAACGTGGCTGCTGTTATCGCAGTCGAGGGTCGGCGTTTAAACGGCTATGAGTTGATTGTTCCTGACCTGTTCTCAGGATGCCCTTGGGCAGAGGAAATTGCAGACGCTCTGTCTGACTTGCGCCATTGCAATAGCACCGCTGACGTTGTCGCTGTTGCCGTTGCCCTGTGGGAAAAGATCAAGCCGCAGGGTGAGGACGAGGGCAAGGGCGGCGGCGGTGACAAGCCTGAAGAGGACGGCAAGGACGGTGACGAAGACGGCGATAAGGACGGTGAGGAGGGCGGTGACAAGCCTGACGGCGAAGACGGTAATGACGGTCAGCCTGATGACGGTGACAAGCCTGACGGTGACAAGGACGGCGAGGAGGGCGGTGACAAGGACGGTGACAAGGACGGCGATAAGCCCTCTGACGAACCCTCCGACAAACCCTCTGACGAACCTGACTCACCTGACAAGGATGACGAAGAGGGCGAGGCAGGCGGTAAGGGTAACGGCACGGGCGCGGTTCAGAACATTGACGGGGCAGACCTGATCATTGAGCAGGCGCGTGAGGTCAGCGAGGATAACGTCTTTGGTCTGCCCCTGCGTGGCAAGGTCATCGTTGGAACAATCAACTGGAGGTAAATTATGTCTTCTAATCTGCATGGTGCATTTTCAAGCTTTGCAACGCGCCAATTCAACGCTGACCGTGCGTCTTCAGTGGCATTCTTTGAGGGTGAAATTTCAAAGCCACCCACGGCAATGGGTGCTACCCGCGCTGCACTGGGTCAGATGCTGCGCTCGCTTGACCTCGTGGGTTGGTCGCGCAATGAAGAGTCGGGACGCTTAGACCGCAAGGCTCTGACGCGCCTGTCTGCGGGTGCGACTACCGTGTTTTCTCGCCGCACTACCAAGGTCGCTGACAAGTCTGCGGTGACCGTGCTTGTGGACTGCTCCGGTTCTATGGCAACCGAAATGATAATGGCTGCAAGCGCGACCATTCAGCTTGCCAAGATGTTGGAGCAGGCGCGTGTCAGCGTACGGGTGATCGGGTTCACTGGCTCTGACCCTGACACGGGCGAGGGGTTCGATGCCGACACCGGAACGCTAGAGCAAGTACTGATCATCGTGCCGTTTAAAGACCGTGGCGAGACGCTCCGCGCTGCTGCCGCCAAGATGGGCGCTATCAGGAACTGCGCGTCAGCGGGTACGCCTGACTATGCCGCCTTGATGCATGGCATCGAAGAGCTTGCCATGCAGCCTGAGTCACGCAAGGTTCTGTTCTTTCTGACTGACGCAAGCTCGCACGAAAAAACGCACATTCAACAGGCGCAGAAATTCGCTGATCGGATGGGCGTGACGGTTATCGCAATTGGTATCGGCTGCAACGTGACTAGGCTGTTTAAACACGGTGCAAACGTTGGCAACATTAACGACCTTGGCGGCAGCACATTCACCGCGCTGCTCCGCACTCTCAAGGCAAAGGATTGACATGGACGAACACGACAAACTGCTAGACAAAGTCGGTGACGCACTGGACGGGCATGACCTGAATGACGTTATGCCTGTCCTAGCTTTTCTAATCTGCCGTTGCGCTGTTGACTCAGGCAACGGCAAGGCGCATTTCCTTGGCTACATAACTCAGGTTGCGGATAGCCTGTTTGAACACCCAACCAAAACTTTACAGTGAGAACGCTATGTCATACACAGTTGCAGTGTTGCTAGAAGACCGCGCCTTTGGAGGGCATGAAGAGGGCGGATGGTATTACGACTATGGCATCCCCGTAAGCCTCTCTATAGCCCCGCAGAGGCGTTTTAAAACCTATGCCAAGGCTCAGGGCTACCTTAACAGGTTGCAGCCTCTGATCGCCCGTATCAACGAGGGGCGTTACCCCGTGTCCAGTGTCCTGTCGGATGGTATTTACCGCGCCTACATCTTTGGCGGCAAGCCCCGTGGCTATCCCGACTACATCCCCCACTATTGCTGACCAGTTCCCTAACCACTTTGCGAGGCTAATCATGAAGTCAATCAAAATCACTACTGAGAATCTTGTGCCGATTCAAATTGCCCTGAACGCTGCCAACGGTAATTCCAAGGCTCATACGCTCTGCCGTTCTGCGGATGTACTGGACGTTGCCAATGACGCTGAGAGGCGTTTAACGGCTCTTGTAGGCTCTAAAAAGCACATGGTAGGGGGTAAGGCTACCTACCGTTCCGGCGAGGCTCTACCAAACGCCTACAAGTACCCAAGACACACGACTCGCCTGTCTCTTGAACGCCGCCCCAGTGGTTGGTATCTGACCGAAGTGGTCACGTTCAGTGAGTGGCGTTCTGCGGGAGGTCTGTCTCTGTCTCTGACGCAAGACCAAGACGCTATTGTGATTAAAAAGGCACGTTCAAATTATGGTATTCAGGGAGGTGCAGTATGAACATTCAAGTCGAAGTGAAATCCAACTATGGCTCGCAAGCCGTTTACCCACGTTGCGAAACTGCCAAGCTGCTCTGCGAGTTGGCGCGGCAACGCACGTTAACTCCGGACGCTATCAAGACCATCAAGGCTCTTGGCTACTCAATCGAAGTAATTCAACCCACGGTGACGCTATGACAGATGATCAAATCAAAGACAAGGTACAGACGTTCGCGCTGAACACTTGGCTATCCGACTACCCGTCCGACATGACCTATGAGCAGATTGTCGCTTTACTCCTTCAGGACGGTTGGTCTGACTATGACGAGGGTTGGGCGAGCGCGGGGATTGTTTTTAATTTTGTTGTGCAAGAGCATTACGGACAGTCTGTTGCCCTGCTTATCAGCGAGACGTTTAAACGGGCAATGGGTTTAATTGGGGAGGTGCAACGTGGCTAGTCATATTGCTATCGGGCATGACGAATCGGGCGAAGTGCATATTTACGAGTTTGCAACCGCGCATCAAGCAAGCGAGTTTGTGCGACAGGCTGAAAGCTTGGCAGATATCAGTTGGGTTCAATACGAAATGAACAGATTAAGTGTGCGTGAGGCACTGGAGTCGATTAAAAAATACAACGAACCGACTACTTTAGAAAAGGCACAGCGGTACGCAATGAGCGAGTGCTTGGAACATCCTTACCATAAGTACTCCTACGAACAAGCTTGCAAGATTCTTGCCTATCCTGAAACAAATGAGGATAAAGACGGTTACACAATCATTTTTCCTTGCGAGGGTTTAGAAGATGAGGATCTTGTGTTAATTATGGACATGATGGTTAAAGCTTATATGGAGGGTACAAAATGAAAGCTTATTTCCGCAGGGCAACCGTTGTCGGGCATGGGGGTATGTCATGCCCCTGCTGCGCCCCGAAGTCGGGCAACAAGTACGGTGCAGCCGCCCGTACCGTCATCAAGCGTCAAGCCAAGCGTTGGCTCAGTCGTTTGGTCACTCAATTAAACAAGGGGGAGTGATGCTTAAAATTAAACATGGTCGCAAGAGCGCACCGCGCAGCGGGATAAGTATTCGCGCTGCCAAGCCTAGCATTCGGGCGGTCAATATCAACAAGTGGGCGTTAAAAAAGGTGCTTGCACATTACGACCTGATCGGGGTCTGCATCCCGTTTTGGGCGCGTATGGCACGGCATCAGACCAAGACAGTGCCGCGCACTTGGTTTCATTTCAACGTGCAAGGGGCGCATGATGACTGACCGCGAAGAATTAGCCATAGCAATGGTTGACGAGGGCAGGCTGATTGATTGGGATAACAGCCTAGTCGTGCTTGAGGTGAGCCGTGAACTGTACGAGCAGTTCAAGGAACAGAAGTTAAACAATGACGGGGAGCTTGATGATGAGTAAAGACTTGCGTGAGGCGGCGTACAAGGCTCTGAGTGCGCTTAAAAGGATTAAGACATACGGTTCTATCTATCGGTACAAGGCAAGCGAACAGCCCCCGTATGATCAGGTATGCGAGGCGGTCACAACCCTTGAAGAGGTGCTGTACGACCCCTGTTGGTACAAGTACGTTTCAGACGAGCAGCTTTTGAACGAGGTTAATCTTAGGAAAATTGGAGCATGAAACAGTACACCGTGACGTTCGTTGTGAGGGCGGTGATCAACCGCTCTGACGATGAGGAGGAACTACCCAATCCACTGGATAGCCCTGAGTACACAATCATCTCTGCCACAGAGCCTGAGATTTTAGACGTTGAAACGATTACCGAACATGACTTGCTTTGAACTTGCCCCCCTGTCCTCACGGATCGGGGGGTTTTTTTTCGTCCAAAATTCTACGCAGAATCGGCAATAAGTACTTTGTGCGGATGGCTCACTGCGTTTAAACGCTCTGTGTTTGACCGCCAACTGGTTACTAGTAATGAGGAGCGGGCGCGAAGCAAACTATTGGATTTAGCTTCCAGACGTCCAGCCAGAAAAGCTTGTCAACGTTTAAACGGTCTTTGTTTGAACCCGGACGCCATCTGGCAACCCGGGAGGTCTCCTGACCTTGTTTAAACGACTCCGCTGGGAAACCGCTGGGAAACCGCTGGGAACTGGTCAGAAGGCGAAATCAAAATGCG